CGGGCGATGCCATTAGATACTATTATCCCTTCGTTCCTATTTAGGAAGGTTCAATGCTTGCTGGTGCTGAGTCTGGTGCTGGTGCTTCTTCTTGCTCTAAAAGACCTAGTGTCTCTAGACCTCCTTGCAGTTTAATTTTATATTCTGTTGCTTTCTTTAAACTGTCTTCTAATTCTTTTATTTGTGTTTCTGTTTTAGCAATTTGCTCCTCAAAGTTTGACTTTAATTTTGCAGGATCCATGATTATCAAAGTGAATAGTTTCTTATATTTATAAGGGTGGAATATCAGCGACTTTCGTTTCCAGCACTGGATATCTATAGCAATTAATTATCTGTCCTACAATATATGCTATCTCAGGATATTGTTCTTTACTGTATCCATATGTCATGTTTTGGAATTGATCAATATCTATATCTCCTACCTTCAATGCCTTTCCAGCAATCAATACTTTTTCTGCTATTTCTGGATGAGCAGTTACATCATTTTTCTTAAATGTAATTTTTTTAAGATAATGTAAATATGTACTCCACTCAGTGTGCTCTGCCATTCTTTCATCTTTTATGAACTGAATTTCATCTGCAGTAAGTTCTATTTCATTTCTACGATGTAGTATTTTCAAATACTCTTCTGGTGTTAATTTCATTGTACCCAAATCTCAGCTCTTATAGATCTATTTACACCAGTAGTTCCTTGGCAACAATAGATATGATCTCCTGCACTATTTCCAGATCTTACGGGTGCTATTCCTCCAGTAACATCATTAGAGTTTTGATCTCCTTCGTTGTTCCAACCAAATCCCCAACGAACTCTGTTACTATTATTTCCTGTGTAATTAAATCCATACCACTGGTATCCGTTTTGATTAGAAAATCCAGAACCAGACATACTACTCTCTCCACGAGGATTACTAGACAACTGTTGATTACTTTGTAATCTAGTCAATGCAGTTTGTCCTACACCACTTTGTTTCCATGTCCAAGCACTATATGGTACACTTGATTGCCCACCATTATTTAAGTCAGGAAATACGGCTGCAATAGAACCAGCAACATAATGATTGAAAGCATGGTTTTTATGATCACCATCATTAAGATTTAATCCAGAAGTTTCATTGTATACATTTGAACTTGTCCAATAGTTTGAGCTGTATCCAAATGTAGATCCTCTTGTGCATTTCCATGCTAACATCCATCCACCACCACCAAGATGGTTTGAACTTAATGCACAATATATTTGTTTAGCACCTACTGAGGGTAAGTTAATCCAATACACACCATCTGGTGCACTAGGATTTACTTGTAATATTGCTGCAGCACTAGTTGCTGCTTTTTCTGGAGAAGATCCATCTGGATCTGATCCACCACCAATAACCATCCACTCAGATCCATTCCAAGTTTCTAACTCTTCATTGTCGGAATTGTATATTGTTGCTCCTGCTCCAAGATTATTTGGTTTATTGTTATTGGTATAACTAGGAAATTCTATTCCTGTACTAGCAATAAACTTTCCTGCATTAATTTGACCCATTTGTTATGCCAGATATGTATTGAACATGTAGTTTTCTATTTGTTGATATTCTCCAGAACTTAATGCTCTATCGTAAACTGCCACAAATGCAGTTGCCCAATCAGATCTTTCACTACTATTACAACAACCACCAGATCCTGAGTTATTTATCGCAACTCCACTAGGACTGAAATTACCACCGCCAGTAAAAGTATTAGTACCTCTATTAGTTCTAACAAGACTACGTTGATCCATTGTAATAAACCAATCGTCTCCGTGGTAATTTGTACCAGAAGAACTCAACCATCCGCTATGGTAGAATCTTCCAGATCCACCACCCCAATGTCCAGCCAACCAGTTACCAGATGTTCCCTGCCAGATACGTTGCCTATTGCTACCATTGTATCTTGTAAGGTGAAGGAAAGTATAATCATTCCCTCCTGGCCAATAACCTAATCTAACACCAGCATTTGTATTTCCGTAAATATACTTCCAGTTAGTATTATTACCACCATTACCACCAGACCATGTTGCTTGGGTAACTGTACCTGTTGTATTTTGACTATGATTATTATTTCCTGATTTATCTAACCATCTATTTTCTGAGGAACTCCAAGAATCTCCATCATACCATAATTTTAATCCTGCAGTTACTGCTAATCCAGTTACTGTCTTCTTAGCAATGTTTACCCAATCTGTTCCATTATATACTTGTACCTCTCCCTCTTCAGCATTCCAAATCATAGTTCCTGCACCTATGCCAGTTGGTCTGTTATTATTTTGAAAACTTCCTAATTGAAATCCCTGATCCAATCCACTAAGAGCGTCAACTTCTAATGTACCGTTGACATCCATGTTATTGGTGATTATGTTAGCACAATTTAAGGTTCCCATTACTCTTTAGATACTATCTCCAAATATATTTATCGGATAAAAGCATTAAAAGTCATTCTACTTGCATTCCATTTTTTCTGTTGGAAGTGGATTGAGTGCCAAAGATTACCTTCGTACATGATTAACTTGTTAAATTCATGGGGTTCTATGTGATATCTTGTCCACTCTTTATGCTTTACTTGAGATGGATCAAAGTTTACCATTGCCTGTACAGGATTTAATAATCTTTTTGCTCTATAGTTTTTATCATATAATGTAGTCTCTTCTCCTGTCTCTTCACTTCTAAAGAATGATGTGCCATTATCATCACCATCATAGTCATCTTCTGTGTTCAAAGATAACACACCAGCATATCTCACTTCATCGGTATGTGGAAACAAACTTTGATACCTACATTTTTCTTTCATATCATATATTTGAAATCCAAACCTAGTCTCATCAGGAAATCTCATGATCTCATTACTACCCTCAAAATATTTTGAGCATATAAATTTCATTGGTTCGTAGATAGATCTCTTGTGTATACTCATGTAATGAATATAACCTGGCAGATTTGTAACCTCTCCTTGATATGTTGCAGTATAATCTATAGATTGTGCATATGCTTTTATCTCATCAGGATATTTAAAAAAATTACTGACTATAACAATTCTATTTTTATGATTACCAATATGTTTTTGCTCTACCTCCCATGCAGAAGGATGTGCTATAGCAAATAACTCTGAATTAATTACCTTCATTTGGTTTCTCCAATACCATTACAAATAAACCATTCCACCAATGAGTTGGATTTTCTATAATCTTACTGAGTATCTTTCTCTCAAAGTATAGATCATAGTTATTATCTTTGACAAATTGTATTGCTGATTCTATGACTCCATCAAAGTTGGCATCATCTATAACCAAAATAAATTTGTCTGCAAGGAAAGGTGCTATATGATTTAATGCATTTAATTGTTGTACATAATCATGGTTAGCATCATAGAATACTACGTTTGGTTTCTTTCCTTCAAAGTCTTCTTCTGTCAAATCAAGAATATCAGATTTTAAGAATGTTGACTTTCCATTTTCATATTTTTTAAAATGTCTTTGAAACTCTTCAAAAGCATTACCAACTTCACTCCAATGTAAATTGTTTGTCATTGGTTTACATTCTGCATCTGAAAAATCATCAACACCAATATTTTCTATACTATTACCCATTGTAGCAGCAAAAAATGTGCTACCCATCAATGTTCCTAGTTCAAGATATACAGCATCATCGTGAGAACAAAGATTGTTTAGAAAATGTCTAACTCTATTTGATGTTATTCCTTGAATCTCATATCCTTCTGATACAAAATTAGATTTGAATGACAAAGCATTATCAATAGCATCTAAACATCTTTGTGTATATTCTTCTATCTCAAAAGTCTCTCCTACCTTCTTGAGGTGTGATTCTACAACAGATTCACAGTAATTACAATCCCAACAATCAAACTTACATGTCTTGATCTTTTCTCTCCATAAATTTATCGGAGCATCCTTGACTTGTAAATCGTCCATGTACTCGTCAAACTCAGGGAATAGAAGTTCATCTTCTCGTGCCCATCTCTCTACAATATCCATAGACTCTTTCAGTCTCATCATGTTTTCTCTGCCATGCATCTTGAAAACATCTATACCTAAATCTAAAAACTCTTCCCAGTCTTCTTTCCATGGAGGTAGGTTTGCTGCTTTCAATGCAGAAGAAGGATCTTCTATATCCCATTTAGAACAAGAATTTGTACTGATAGGATCCATAAAGAACTGTGGAGATTTACCTTGTCTTGTACTATTAAAATGATAATGCTCATCCATAATACTACAACCACCCCAACAACCTTCATTTGCCAGCAATGAAATCTCTACTGGTTTACCAATCTTCTTGCAGTATTCCTTTGCTTTCTTTATCTCTAGTAGTCCATTCTTGTCCCGCATCATATCTCTGTCTAAGTTGATATAATGAAAGCCAGCCTTAGCAAGATTTACGATATCGTTTGCCTTACAAACATTCCTTATGATAGTATTCTTAATTTTTAAGTCAGGAAATGCTGACTGTATTTGACCAGATGACACCCATGTAGTATGTGGTATCGTAGCAATACGAACATTATAATTTTCGTATATTTGTCTAAAATTATGAATGAATAAATCTAATCCTTCTTGATCTGGTCTAACATATATGTTATTAAATGTTGCTGAAATAGGTATCTCTGTTTCTCTTGATATTACCAGAGCATTAAAAACTAACTGAGATATATCTCCAGCAAAAGTATCACCCATCGCATCTTGAGTGAAGGGTGGCATTCTACATGTAAAGTATAAGTCTTTAATGTAAGGTTTATATTTTGTCAACCATGGTATAAAGATTCCATCCGTGAACTGTTTATCAAGTTTAGGATTTATTGGCAGACTGAAGACGGATTTTTTCATTTGGTAATGTAGTTAAAACTCTAGTTTTAATTTCAAGATTTTTTGGTTCTGGTAGTTGTTCTACCTTTGGCATTTCTGCCATTAACTTAGGAACAGAGTAGTCCTTGAATGATCCTTCAATAACTTTTCTAACCTCTGGTAGAAGTTGCTGTGTCATTTTTTCAACTCCTGCTGTTAACATTGTAGCATGTTCTACAGCACCTTGTATAGCAGTTAACTGATCTTCTGCTGGCATATTTAAAATAGAATCTAAATTACCACTTCCAATCCTACCACAGTTGTGTACATCAACTGCAGCTTGCTTTGCCATTCTAGTAATCCAGTACTTTCTATCCTCGTCTTCTTGTGTTACACGATAGTATTCTATACCTTTCTCCTCGTCCATGTGATTACGAACCATATCACAGAACTCAGATATTTCTCTCTCATATGTAATATACTTTTTCTCAAACAAAGACTCATCGTACTTTGCTTTCTGCATTTCTATTTCTAATCTCTCTACCTCTAACTCATCTGAGTCAGGTCTTTCCTTTTCTCTCTTTAACTCACGTTCTAATTTCTTTCTAGAGTTTGTACATAACTTATGTTTGTACTGCAATTCAACATACCCATGTTGTCTTGCTTCTAGTTCCAACAATGCTTGTTGAACTTTTTTGTATGGAGTAATTTGAGAACCAACAACAAAAGTATCATTCTGATACATCGTCTGTCCCATCTGCAAGTTTACTGCAGCATCTATAATATCAGAGTTTGATAATTTAGATCTTAAATCAATACTAGAATCCGAATGTTCCATATGCGACTTCACCGTTCAATCTATTCATGTTATCATCCATTCGTCCTAACTTTATTGCTTGGACTCGTGGCATACCTATATTTAGGTAGTCTTCCCAGAGGATATTCATGTCCCACATATTGTCCGCAAGTTTGAATTGTGAACGAATAGCATGGTATTTTCCTAAGAGTGCTGCGTATGCTCTTACATACTCATTGTGTTTTTCTAATACTTTGTCAACTAATATCTCTTTTCTCATACCTCTAGTCATTGCAAGTATGTCTAAAAAAGGTGTTTCTGCATCTGGACTTTCTTTATATGCTCTTGCCTCTGGTAATTGATATACCCATGACTCACTTTCTACATCATGACAGTTTTTAAAGTTTTTAAATCTTAATTCAAATTCTCTTTCAACAACTAAGATTGCTAATTTTCTCATCCATGTCAATGCATTCTCAATCTTCTTAGAGTTCATTGGAACTTTACCTTTATTCCACTGAACTTGTCCTTTCTCATCCATGGAAGCAATATAATCTTTTGAGTATTGCCTTATCTCACCAGCATAGTTTACACCATCATGTAATTCTTTCTCAGTAAATTCAATGTATCTTTTAAGACCAGACTTTAATGTCTCAAAGACATCACGTTTCATCTTGACAATTGATATATTGAAAAAGTTATAACAGTTATGGTATGTTGTCTCATGTGGTCTTAATTCCATAGCACGAAGATCCTCTTCACACAAACCCATTATAATATATCCTTTCTGTACATCTTCTTTATCTTTAATAAACTTTCTAACTTCTATCTCTAGAGGATGTTGTGGTTCATATTCTGGACGTAGTATATCTTCATCCAATACCATATGTGCTGGTATCTTGGATGTCCATTCTACCTCAAATGCTTTTTCCTCAATAAAATTAAGTTTCTTTTTCATATTACTGATATCTTGTAGCAGTTACCGTAAATGCTCCTGTGACGCATGCTCCTGATGATTGACCTTGGTGTCCTTTTGGTTCTGATTTATATCCACACATTGCCATACTATCATTAGCATGGAAAATTTTCATAGTTCTATTGTTCTGACGAGCATTACCAGATCCACCACCACCTGAGTAGTTACCTAACATATAACCCCAGTCTTGTCCCATCTCCATATTCTCTTCACCAGAAGAAACATCTATCTGGTTAAAGGTTGATATGTATGCTCCAGAGTTACTAGTAAATTTCATCCACTGTTGTGTAACATTGTTACCGTTACCATGATAACCAATGTTCCATTTTGTAGATAAAGATTTCTTCCAACCATCACCTGTTTTATTAGATGTGTTCCAGTTTCCAGTAGACTCAGTTGCAAACTCAATGTACCTAGTGTTTCCATTATCTGAATGACTGTAACCTCTGTTTTCTCCCTCAGTAGCAGAACAGAAGTCAGATGTATGTCCTCCACCTATTCTAGACATCAATTCTGATGAGAAGTTGAGTCTACCCCAACCACTACTTCCTTGGTTACCACCACCTGTAACATAACCTCTTTGTACTAATTGACCTGATGTAGCACCAGAATCGTTTACAGAACCATACAAGTCCCAACCAACACCAATGGTGTCAGGTGTAGTTCCGTAGTTATCAGTTGTGTTGTAGTCAGGAGATGAACCAGCAGTTCTACCTGTTCCTGTGTGTAAGTTTATAGATGACGTATGTGCAGAGTTACCACCCCAACCATTATTACCTCCATAAACATATCCATTATAGTCTCCAAAGTTTCCATCAACGTATGTTGCTGCTCTGTCTAATTGATCTCCACGACATATAGTAACGTCTGTAGCATGGAATGTTTGGTTAACAGTTCTCCATGGGTTTGCTCCTCTATATCCACCCATTAAGAACCCGTGTGTGAAAATACTTCTATACTTAAATTCTGATCCTATGTTTATTGAATAACTATTACCTTGATAATCATACCAGTTACCAGTTCCATCAAAAGGAAGTTGTCCATTATTTGGTACAGTAGGGTTCTGTAAGTTAATACCACCTGTATCTGCATCTGTTGGTGGCATGTTAGTGCTACCAACATTGTTTTCAAATGTATTTGGATGTGCCCAGTATGCTGTAATACCATCAGATGCTAACATAGCACCCATAGTTTCTA